CCAAGAAAATTATTATCTCAACAAAAAGGTAATTTAACAGTCGAACAACAAGAAAATAAAGAAAATGCAGAAAAAGCGATGTCACAACTCACCGAGATAGATGAAAACCCTCCTGAATGGCTTGATAAAGATGCAATACAAGAATGGCATCGCATATTACCTTTGATTCGAGAACTACCAATAGCAGCTTTAGATATGGGGTTATTAGCCACCTATTGTCAAACGTATAGCAATTACAAGAACGCCACGATCCAATTAGAAAAAGAGGGTATGGTCGTCGAAACCGAAAGAGGAACGAAATTATCCAGTTATTACACTGTACAAAGGGATAGCGTAAATGCTATGAACTCCATTTGTCCTAAATTAGGATTGACAGTTGAGTCACGTTTAAAAATATTGTCGCCAGATACTAAGAAAGAAAAGAAAGATGAGTTTGAGGACTTAATGAATGGCAAAGATTAGGGATTATGTTACAGAATATGCAAAAAAAGTAGTTAATGGCGATATTATAGCTAGTAAAAAAAACGTAAAAGCCTGTCAACGCCATTTAGATGACTTGAACGATTCGGAACTCCCTTATCATTTTGATGTAAAGAAAGCTAATCACATTATTAAGTTTCTTGAAATGTTGCCAGATCCTAAAACTGGTAAACAGTTATCATTAGGTGGCTTTCAAAAATTCATTGCTGGTAGCTTAAATGGTTGGTACGACAGACATGGATATAAAAGATTTACAAAAGCCTATATATCGATGAGTAGAAAAAATGGTAAAACATTATTGATCTCTGGAATGGCATTGTACGATTTATTGATGGGTAAAGATCCGTTGAATGAACGGTTGATTGGTTTGAGCGCCAATTCAAGAGACCAAGCTGGTATAGCATACGATATGACATTGGCACAACTGAAAACTATTAGAAGCGTTTCTCCTAAGATTAAATCAATGACTAAGATAACACCAAGTGCAAAGGAGATATTGAATACCAATGATCGAAGTAAAGTTAAAGCCGTTTCAAATGAGGCTGCAAACTTAGAAGGTCATCAGTTTAGTTACGCAATCATTGACGAATATCATGAAGCTAAAGATAAAAAGATTTATGAAACGTTAAGACGTGGGCAAGTGCTACTGCACAACCCTATATTAATTATTATCTCAACAGCTGGAACTAATTTGAATGGTCCGATGTATGAAGAATATTTATATATTGATAAGATACTTGACGGCATAGCAAAAAATGAAAACTACTTTGTTTTCTGTGCTGAACAAGATGATGAGAAAGAAGTATATGACGTTAAAACTTGGATTAAATCCAATCCACTTATGGAGTTGCCAGAAATGGCACAATTGTTAACTAAGAATATTCAACCAGAAGTTAAAACTGCAATTGATAGTGGTTCAGGATTAAATGGGATATTAATAAAGAATTTCAATATGTGGCGTGCAGCAAGCACAGAATCTTATTTAGATTTCAATGATTGGAAGAAAAATGAAATAGACTTTGATATAAATGGCTCTAAAACTTATATCGGTTTAGACTTATCGCGTGCTGACGATTTAACCGCAGTATCGTTTGTTCATCTTGATGAAGATAATCAAGAGTATTATGTAACTAGCCATTCTTTCGTTGCTACCAAAGGTGGATTAGATGGCAAGATTGACAGAGACTTCATCGATTATAGACAACTTGCAGAAAGTGGTTATTGTACGATTACCGATTTACAAAGTGGAATTATCAATACTGACCAAGTTTTGAATTACATCGAAGATTATATCGACAAATATAAACTAGATGTACAAGCATTATGTTATGATCCTTACTCAATACATGGCGTTATTGCAGAGATTGAACGTAGGGATTGGCCTTATAATTTGGTAGAAATCAGACAAGGTCCACAAACGTTATCTAATCCAATACTAGATTTCAGATTGAAAGTAATTAATGGTGACATTAAACATCACAAAAATCCATTACTAGACATTGCAATCAAAAATGCAGTGGCTAAAGATACTAACGATTCATTAATGATTGAAAAGAAAATGAATAGAGAAAAAATTGATCCACTTATGGCGACTATATTTGCTTATGTAATGGCTTGTGAACATGAATGGGACACAGAAACGTTAATGCCATTATTCTTATAGGAGGTGTGATGATGAAAAAATTATTATATGCACTTGTAGTAATACTATTATTCGTTGTGGGCTTAATAGGTCTATTCTATGGCTTGTTCATACTTTGGAAGCCGTTAGCTTATATTATTGGTGGCTTGCTGCTCATAGGCCTCTCAGGCGTTTTAAATCAAGCATATGACAATACCTCGATAAGTCAGAAAGGGGGTGACAGTTAATGCCATTACTTGATTTAGGATTTACAAGCAAACAAGAAAAGATGAACAGAGATTTAGAACGATTATTGTATTGGCAAGAACATGGCACACATGCAAGCTATGTTGGTATAAACGCGCTACGTAACAGTGATGTATTTACTGCTACACGTATTATATCTGCAGACATTGCAAGCACCAAGTTGAAAGTTAAAGGTCACGAAACAAATACAGTGATGGACCAAATACTGGATCTATTTAATAACAATCCGTATTCGGACTTACCGGGTTGGCACTTTAAGTTTATAATCATCGCGAATATGCTGCTTAACGGTCAATCTTTTGTTGAAATTGTGCGTGGCAAAAATGATTTTCCTGTTGGATTCCACTTCTTACATAACGACTTAGTAGGAATTGAGGAAAAAGACGGCGAAATTATTTACAACGTAAGTGAAGATGTGGAAGGTAATGCCGTTAAGATAACAAGCGATGATATATTACATTTCAGATATATCACATTAGATGGATATGTAGGATACAGTCCGTTGTATGCACTAGCACATGAGATTGGTATTTCTCAAGGCTCTAAGAGCTTCCTGCGTAACTTCTTCGATAATGGTGGGACTTCGACATCAGTATTGAAGTATAGAAAAGGGCAAATCAATGCTGAACAATTAAGAGAATTGAAAAAGAACTTTTCAGAAAGTCAATTAAAAAACAACGGTGGTTTAGTTGCTATCGATGACACAATGGAATTTAACAGACTACAAATTCCTACCGAAGTATTGAACTTCTTAAATAGTTATAAGTTCAGCACATCTCAAGTTGCTAAAGCGTTCGGTTTGCCGGTATCTAAACTAGGTATTGAAACAGTCAATACATCTATCACACAAGCAAACTTAGAGTATTTGCAAAGTACATTAGATCCAATATTTAAAATGATGATTGCTGAACTCGAAACGAAAATATTTAAATTTATTGATTCTGGTAACGAATTAGAGTTTGACTCATCACGTCTCATTGACATTGATCCAGAGTTACAATTACAACGTATTACTGAATTGCATAGTAAAGGAATTATTTCAACAGACGAAGCTAGAAGTGTATTTGGCTATCAACCTATTGAACATGGCGAGCAACCATTGGTTGATCTTAACAGAGCGCCACTTAACACTTTAGAAAATTACCAAAAATCGAAGATTGACAAAGAAGTCGAAAAGAACTCCATTAAGGGAGGTGATGAGTATGACGAATAGTAACGTTGACACTGGACAGCAAGATATGGTTATTGAGGGGTACGCAATTATCTTTAATTCAATGAGTGATGATTTGGGTGGATTTAGAGAAATTGTAGCGCCTAATGCTTTAAATGATGTAGATGTAAGTGATGTGAAATGTCTAATCAATCATGATTTTAGTTATGTTATAGGACGCACACAAGCAGGAACGCTTGAGCTACAGGTGGATGAAAAAGGGCTATACTTTAAATGCCACTTACCTAATACATCATACGCCAGAGATATTTATGAGAATATTAAAGCGGGTAACGTAAACCAATGTAGTTTCTTCTACACATTGCCGCCTAATGACTCAACAGCTCGTACGTGGCAAAACATAGATAATGAGTACGTTCAAACCATAAATAAAATCGATGAATTGATTGAGGTTAGTATTGTTACAGTGCCAGCCTACAAAGATACATCGGTTGAAGTCGGTCAACGTGCGAAAGACTTAAAGAAATTCAAACAGTTGGAACAAATGAAGATAGCATTGGATTTAGAAAGTCTACGTTTTGAAACGTAAGGCTATTTTTTATACCCAAATTTAATAAGGAGGCTTATACATGGCTAATTTAGATGAGCGCAAAAAAGAAATCGCTAATCTGATTTCTAAAGCGCAAGAAGCAGTCGAAAAAGGCGACCTCGAAACTGCTCGTAATTTAAAAGCTGATATTGATGCTCAAAAGAAAGAGTACGAAGAACTCGAACAGCTTTCAAAAGAAATTGAAGAGTCAGCACCTAAACAAGATGAACCACCTAAAGATGAAGGTGCAGAAGTTGAAGATAACAAAGATGGTAATTCTGGAGAAGAATCAGAGAACAAACCTTCTGATGACAAAGAGGAGAAATCGTCAGACGAAGAAAAAACTGATGATAAACCAAAACCAGATGACCAACCTGAATCTGAAGCAAAACCGAGCCCAGAGGCACCTACAATTGAGAAGGTGGAAGAACCAACAGAAGAAGAATTAAAAAAAGAAAAAGACAAAAAAGAAGGAGCGAAACGTTCTATGGCGAAATTAAACCAAAATCCAGAGACAAACGAAGAAATTCTAGCATTTGAGCAGTACATGAAATCTAAAGGAGCGAAACGTGACAACGTTAAATCAGATGACGTTGGCGTAACAATTCCAGAGGATATTAAATATATTCCTGAAAAAGAAGTTAAAACAGTACAAGACTTATCACAATTGGTGCAAAAAACATCAGTATCAACTGCAAGTGGTAAATATCCAATCTTAAAACGCGCTAACGCTAAATTCAACACTGTGGCTGAATTAGAGAAAAACCCAGAGTTAGCTCGTCCAGAATTTGAAACAGTAAATTGGGAAGTTGAAACATATCGTGGAGCAATTCCAATTTCACAAGAAGCATTAGATGACTCTGTTGCGAATTTAACTGCAATCGTATCTGAAAATATCAAAGAGCAAAAAATCAATACATTAAATGAAAAAATTGGTGGAGTGTTAAAGGCGTTTAATCCTACTTCTGTATCTAATGTAGATGATTTGAAAGAAATCATTAACGTTAAATTAGATCCAGGTTATGACCGTCAAATTATCTGTACACAAAGTTTCTATCAAAAACTTGATACATTAAAAGATGGTAACGGTCGTTATTTACTACAAGACAGTATTATCAACACTGCAGGTAATACTGTGTTAGGTATGAATGTAACAGTTGTGCGTGATGACTTGTTAGGTAAAAATGGAGATGCACTAGCATTTATCGGTGATGTAAAACGTGGTGTGTTATTTGCAGATCGTACAGACGTTTCTGTTCAATGGATTGAAAATGAAATATACGGTAAATACTTGATGGGTGCTTTCCGTTTCGATGTTAAACAAGCTGATAAAAATGCTGGTTTCTTTGTAACATTTGAAGATGAAGCAGCACCTAGCGGAGATTTAGGAGCATAAGCAAAGTAGGTGATTTCAATGTTCGAAATAGATAACGTTGAATCTATTAAACAAGCGATACGCGTCGACCATGATTTTGACGATGATTTAATTATGGAAGTTTATTTACCTGGAGCAATCAGTGAAGTTAAGACTGCTGTTTCTTTAGATGAAGAAGATGATAAATTCTACAACAATAATCCTATATTCAATTTAGCGGTCTTAAATATTATTGCTCACCACTACGATAATCGTTCAATCACATCTAATGAACAATCATTTGATGTGCCTGCATCATCAATGAAACTTATACAAACACTAAGAAGTAATCTGGTTAAGTGGCGAAAAAATAACATCGAGGTGATAGCCGATGAATCTTAACCAATTAGATTACAGAGTTACTTTTTATGAAGTTGTGAATGATGGACCAGAGGCAGGTATGAATGAACAGAAAGAAATATACAGTTGTTTTGCTGGAATGTATGAGCCAACACAAAAAGATGTACAGTTAGGTAATTTAGAACTTAGTAAAAGGTCAGTTACATTAAATATTAGAGACGCACAACCTCAATTTCTACCAAATCCAAAACACGTATTTGAGATAAAAAATGGTATGTATGCGGGGTTGTTTTTTAATATCAAAAATGTAGCACCTTCTAAGACGCCTAATTACATTAAAGTGGTGGGTGAAGAAGAATGACTATAACAATGAAAGGCGATAAAGAAATAATTGCCTATTTAGAAAAGAATTACGGTAAATCTGCTACTAAACGCATAACTGACTTTGCACTAACTAAAGGTGGGCAGAAGGTTGTTCAGATAATCAAAAACAACATGAAGTCATTTAAAGATACTGGTGAATCTGTCGAAGAAACGACAGTATCTAAGCCTATGACGATAAACGGTGTACGCACAGTTAAAATTCATTGGCGAGGTCCTAAACAACGTTATCGTATTATCCACCTAAATGAATATGGTCACTTTGATCGTTCTGGAAAGTGGGTTAATACAGCTGGTAAAGGTGTTATTGAAAACGCTATGCGTGAAGGCAGAGAAACGTATTTCAGAACAGTAAAAGAAGAAATGAGAAAGAGGGTGTAATTTATTGGATGACATCACAATGAAAATATACGAAGCGATTATAGATAACAAAGAAATTATGAATCATGTTCAAAAGAACAATATTAAATTCTTTGATTATCCAAACGCACAAGAAATTAAAGATGTAGTGATTGTCATAGATCCATTAGATACACCTACACCTACTGATTTTGGTGATAATGATAATCTCACTTACGAATATTTTTATCAAATAGATGTATTTGTAAAACAAAAACAAGGCGTAAACGGACGAGTCTTATCAGATAGACTCGTTTTTTTAATACAACGAATGATGTGGGAAGTATTAGGTTTTGGAGAGACATCATCAATAAAACCCGAATATATCAAAGAATTTAGTATCTACCGACAAGCTAAAAGGTTTGAAGGTAAACAATATTTTAAAATTTAGGAGTGTTTTAATATGGCAGAGAAAAACTATCGTTCATTTACAGGATTAACAGAATTTTATTATAAAGTGCATGGTGAAGGTGGCGTTCAAAAAGTTGCTGATCCAGAACGCATTAAATATTTACAAGAAATTTCAGTATCCAAAGATCAAGACATCGAAAAAGCATATGGTGATAACCAAGTTGCAGAAATGGCAGTTGCTAACGGAACAATCGAAGTAGAAGCTGGTTTCCACAAGTTACCATTAGAGGACAGAGTTGCATTGTTCGGATTAGAAAAATCAGAGGACGGCATCGTGTCAGTTGGTAACGATACACCACCATATGTAGCTGTTATGTTTGCGAAAACTATGGAAGATGGTTCACGTGAATATGTTGGATTACCTAAAGGATTATTCACATTCCCTGAATTAGAAGGTAATACCAAAGAAGATGGCGTAGAATTCAGTTCAGACTCTACTACTGCAGAATTTATGCAAGCTAAAGTTAAAGGCTTTGAAGAAGAAAAAGCAATGTTGTTAGGTCACGATGCAAAAGGCACAACTGTTATGAAAGACGCTATCTGGGAAGCTATCTTCGGTGAATCTGCACCAAGCAGTGATCCAAAAGAATCTAGTGGAACAGAATCAGAACTAGGCGCATAACATACAGGAGGTTTGATTATGGCTAAAAATAAGTATGAAGTTTTACACAAATTCATTGATTTAGAGGATAAGAAGAAAGTTTACGATACTGGAGATACTTATCCTAAACCAGCGAACAAAAAAATCTCTGATGAGCGTATTTCAGAGCTTTCTACAAGCAACAACAGACGTGGAAAAGCGTTAATCAAAGAATTAGAAGAATAACTATTATCGAGGACTTCGTGTCCTCTTTTTATTTACAATTCAAAAACAAAGGAGCAATTATAAATGGCTAAACGTAATTTTATTAAATTAACTCAAATTGATAAAAAGGGTAACGCAGTAACAGATTCAGAAGGTAACGCAAAATTCGACACTTATATTACACCTACACAAATTCCATTCCGTAAAATCTATGATGCATCTGATTTAATGGATGGTGAATCAGATGAAAGTACTTCTGTGAAAGAAAACATCGATCAAATGTTAGATATGGTAGTTGATATTTATAACAATCAATTTACAAAAGATGATTTACTAGACAGATTACATGCACCAGATGCAGTAGAAGAGTTACAACAACAAATTCAATTTATTGCACAAGGTCAAATGGATGAAGAAAGAAAAAAGCAACTAGCCAAAATGATTTAAAACCTATCACTTATAAAGAACATAAGGAAAATATGAAGAAGTTAATGTTGAAAATGATGGAAGAAGGCGGCAAGGATATCAATGACATATTAAACATGCCTTTTGCATTTTTCATGGAGTTAGTTGACGAAAGTAATAAGAAAAACGTCAAGAAAACAAACAGTATGATTGACGCGTTCATGTAATACATTTTATAAGCAAGGAGGTGGAGTGATGGCAGAAAGAATAAAAGGTTTACAGATAGACCTCTCAATGAAGGACATGGGTGTCCAGCGTAGTATTACAGAAATAAAACGTAGCTTTAAAGGGTTAAACGCTGACTTAAAATTATCTAACAACAACTTTAAGTATTCCGAAAAAAGTTTAAATTCATATAAGTTAAGAACTAGAGAATTATCGCAAGCAGTCAAAGAATCTAAAGCTAACGTTGCAGCGTTGAAAGCAAAATACCAAGAAGCAGCAAGAGCATCTGGTGTGAATAGCAAAAAAGCTGCTCAATTAAGGCAGGAATATAGTCGACAAGCTGACAATCTTAATTATTTACAAAACGAACTCGACCAAACGCGAGATAAATATAGAGAAATGATTGCAGTAAGTAAATCGTCTGTCGGTAGACTTGGGCAAACATTTTCTGAAATAGGACCTAAGATAAAATCTATTGGTGACTCAATGAAGTCGGTTGGGCGTAACATGAGTTTACACGTTACCGCACCAATTGTGGCAGGTTTTGGTGCTGCGATGAAGAAAAGTATAGACTTCGATGATACTATGCGCAAAGTAAAAGCCACATCTGGTGCTACTGGCGATGAGTTTAACCAACTTAGAACAAAAGCACTTCAAATGGGCCGAGATACTAAATTCACGGCCTCTGAATCTGCTGAAGCAATGAACTACATGGCGCTTGCTGGTTGGGACACCAAAGATATGCTAAAAGGTGTTGGTGGTGTAATGGATTTAGCTGCTGCATCTGGTGAAGATTTAGCAAGCGTATCTGATATTGTAACTGATAACCTAACTGCATTTGGTATGAAAGCTAAAGATAGTACCCACTTTGCTGATGTTTTGGCTCAAACGAGTTCAAAAGCTAATACTGATGTACGTGGTTTAGGTGATGCGTTTAAATATGCTGCTCCAGTTGCTGGTGCGTTAGGTTACACGGTAGAAGATACATCAATAGCTATTGGTTTGATGTCTAATGCTGGGATAAAAGGTGAAAAAGCCGGCACAGCATTAAGAACAATGTTTACCAACCTATCTAAACCAACAAAAGCAATGAAAGACGAAATGGATAAACTAGGAATATCTATTACTGATAGCAACGGTGAAATGTTACCTATGAGAGATGTTTTAGATCAACTTAGAGGTAAAATGGGCGGTCTATCTAAAGACCAACAAGCAGCCGCAGCTAGTACAATATTTGGTAAAGAGGCCATGAGTGGTGCATTAGCAGTTATCAATGCATCAGACGAAGATTATAAAAAGCTAACTAAATCCATAGACGGCTCTAAAGGTGCTTCAAAAAGAATGGCTAAAGAAATGGAAGGCGGTATTGGTGGCGCAATGCGTAAAATGAAATCGGCAATTGAAAGTTTAGCGATTTCATTAGGTGATGCATTAGCCCCAATGTTATATAAAGCTGCTAAATGGATCACATCATTAGCGAATAAGTTTTCTAATTTACCTACTGGCGTTCAAAAAACGATTGCAGTTGTAGGATTACTCGCCGCAGCTATTGGTCCACTACTAATGGTCTTTGGCGTTATGGCATCAACAATTGGCACAGCTATAACAGTATTAGGCTCTTTAATGACGAGTATGAGAACACTATCATTTTTATCTAAAACCAGTGCAGCAGCGACTGGTATTTGGAATGGCGTTACTGCCACTGCTCGTGGTATCGCAAATGGTTATAGATATGCGGTGGCTGCATTAACCACTTCTCAGACAATACAGGCTATGAAAACTAAAATAGCTGCAGCTGCAACAACAGCTTGGACTACAGTTACTAAAGGTGCAACTTTAGCAACTAAAGGCTTGGGATTAGCAATAAGATTTATGACTGGACCAGTCGGTATAGTTATTACAGCCATCGGATTATTAGTAGCAGGGCTTATTCATTTATGGAAAACAAATAGCTCGTTTAGAAATGCAGTTATCGGCATTTGGAATTCAATAAAAAATGCTGCAATAGCTATATTTGGTTTTATCAAACCTTATATTATTAATATTTGGAACGCAATTAAAAACTCTACAATTGCCATTTGGAACGCGATTAAAAAAAGTGCTGTAATAATATGGAACGCTATTAAATTTGCTGTTCAACATCCTATTCAAGCATTAAAAAATGTCTTATCAGCTTTATGGAATGGCATGAAAAATGCTGCTATTAAAATCTGGACCGCCTTAAAGAACGGTGTTATAGCAATTATTAAAGCATATGTTGCACAAGTAAAATTTAATATCAACCTTATTAAACGCATTGTAGTTACGATATTTAATGCTATTAAAAGCTTTTCTATTAAAGTGTGGACTGCATTAAAAAATGGTGTGTTAGGAATCGTTCGAGCTTTGCGCAAAGGTGTTCTATCTGTATTTAACGCATTAAAAAAAGGTGTTTCTGTAATATTTAATGCTGTAAAGAATGCCACAGTTAAAATCTGGACGGCTATAAAAAAATCAGTAGTGAATAAAGCAAAAGCATTATGGTCTGGAGTTAAAAATACATGGAATGCACTCAAAAAAGGTACAATTGGCATATTTAAAGCAGTTGGCAGTTTCATGAGTTCTAAATGGAACAGTATTAAAAAAGGTACTGTTAATAAAGCGAAAGCTCTATGGTCAGGCGTCAAAGGTGCTTGGGGATCACTTAAAAAAGGTACTCATAACACCATGAATGCTGTAGGTGGCTTCATGAGCAAGAAATGGAATGGAATTAAAAGTACTACTGTATCTATAGTAAATGGCATGAAATCGAAAGTTATGGGCACCATGAATAAAATGAGAGACGGTATCAAAACAGTTACCGGTAAAATTGGGAATCTTTTTGGCGGAATGGTTAAAGGCGTTAAAAAAGGCCTTAATGGATTAATCAAAGGTGTTAACTGGGTCGCAGATAAATTAGGTATGGATAAAATACCTAAGATTAAATTATCTACAGGTACTCAATCTACGCATACACAAAGTTATATTACCAACGGTAAAATCAATAAAGGTACAATGGCAACAGTAGGGGACAAAGGTAAAGGTAATGGTCCTAATGGATTCAGAAATGAAATGATTCGTTACCCTAATGGAAAACTAGCTTTAACTCCTAATAAAGATACTTTAACATTCTTACCTAAGAAATCAGAAGTTTATAATGGCGCCCAAACACATGCTATTTTATCTAATTCAGGATATGACACTAAGAAGAAAAAACTACCTAAATTTAGTAAAGGTACTAAAAAGAAAGACGGTATATTAGATGTTATTAGCTCTGGTGTAAAAAATGATGTTAATAAAGTAAAAGACATTGGTGGTAAAGCAAGAGACATAGGTGGTACTACGTTTGACAAAGCAAAAGACATAGGTACAAAAGCACTTGATAAAGCTAAAGATGTGTCTAGCACTGTTATCAAGGGTATTGGAGATGTTTTTGATTATGTAGGTCATCCTATGAAATTGGTAAATAAAGTCTTTGAGAAAGTTGGTTTTAACCTAGACTTTATGAAAAATGCACCATTACCATTTGATTTAATGACAGCTATGATTAAGAAACTTAAAAATGGTATTAAAGACTTCTTTAATGAAGGTTTAGACTCTGCAGGCGGTGGAGATGGTTCTTCGTTCACTAAATTCCCAATTACTACGGGGTATTATCCTAATGGTGGTGCTCCTGGTTATAGTTTTAATGGTGGTGCTCACTTTGGTATTGACTATGGCGCTCCATATGGTACAACTATCAATGCTACCAATGATGGAAATGTAAAAGCTATCCACAACTTAGGTGGAGGACTTGTTGCACGACTTTTAACAGGTCAGTTCACATTGTTCTTTATGCACTTATCTAAAATATTAAAACAAGGTAAAATCAAAGCTGGAGAACCAATGGCTAAAACAGGTAATTCAGGTCAATGGACTACTGGTCCACACGTACACTTCCAAGTTGAAAGAGGTCGCCATGATGACATCACAAACAGAGGGACAGTAAACCCTGCTAAATGGCTTAAAGGTCATGGCGGTGGCGGAAAAGTTGGTGGTAGTGGTTCTGCAAACGCACGTAGAGCAATTCAAAAAGCACAATCTATTTTAGGTGGACGTTATAAATCGTCTTATATTACCGAACAAATGATGAGAGTTGCCAAACGTGAGTCTAACTTCCAATCAGATGCGGTTAATAACTGGGACATCAACGCACAAAAAGGAACGCCTTCTAAAGGTATGTTCCAAATGATTGAACCATCTTTTAGAGCATATGCTAAACCAGGACACGGAAACATCTTAAATCCAACTGACGAAGCTATATCTGCTATGCGTTACATTGTAGGTAAGTGGGTTCCTATTATGGGGAGTTGGAGAAGTGCATTTAAACGTGCTGGAGATTATGCTTATGCTACAGGCGGGGTTATTAACACTGCTGGATTATATAATTTGGCAGAAGATGGATACCCTGAGATAGTAATCCCTACAGATCCAAGCAGACAATCAGATGCGATGAAATTGTTACATCTTGCTGCAAGTAAAATTAGTGGAAATAACAGAAATAAACGACCTAACCAATTACGTACACCTAATGTTACTAGTAATACAGTTGATAATGCAGAATTACTACTACAAATGATAGAAAATCAACAGAAACAAATAAACGTGTTAATGGAAATAGCACGAAGTAATAAAACTATTGAAAAACAACCGAAAGGTTTTTCAGAACGCGATGTAAGTCAGGCACAAGGTTCAAGGTTAAGACTCGCTGCTTATAGCCAGGGAGGTTTATAAATTGGAAAATAAAAAAGTAAAAATATTTAACGATCATTTCGAAGAAACACTAACGGATATTCCTCATCTTAAGTTTCTAGAATTTGAAGAAGAGGATTTAGATAGGAAGTCCAATCAGATTGAAGTTAATGGTAGCGATGGCGTTTTACAAGGACCGATGAATTTCGGTCCTTTTAATTTGATACTGAGATTTTCATATAAAGGCATGGATTATAAAGAATATAGATTAGCAAAAGAAAAGTTACGTCAATTGATAAATAGGAGAGATCCTTATTTCGTATGGCATTCAGATATGCCAGGTAAAAAATATGCAGTTATACCAGAGGGTGTCAGTAATGAAAATTTAACAAGTCAATTTGGACTTATTGAGGTGACTTATTCTGTCTACAAAGGATATGCAGAATCATTAAAAGATACTTCTGAATTTAGTTGGACTGATGAAAGTTGGCAATTTGAACAAGGTGTTATAGGAAGTGATGAAGTTAAATATAAACACAATATTCGTTACTTTAAAATATTTAACGGTTCTAAAGATACTATTAACCCTTTATTAAGACACAAATTAAATATTAATTGCACACTTACAGCACCTTATGGATTTGAAATCGTTAATCTAACCACAAATGATATATTTGAATATAAAAAACCGCTCAAAAAGCGTAATACGGTTTCTATTATAGGAGTGCATCCTTATATTAATAATAAAAGAGTTGGTAAAGACACAAATTATGATTTTATTACTTTAGCGCCGGGTTGGAATGAAATTTTAATTAGAGGTCACAATATATCCAATAGTCCTAAAACAGAATTTATATTTAATTACATCTATAGGTAGGTGAGAATATTGGAAAATCTAATATTTATGAATAGAGAAGGGACATTTTCGGAAATTGTTAATGACTTTGATTTTGGTTCCTTTAAATATGAATATGAACAAAATAATGAGCGATCCATATCTCTCACTGCTTATAAAACTAATGTTAACGCCGATATATTCGATAGTTTGATTAATGAAAATTATTTAATTTGGAAGGGCCAGAAATATGTTATTAAATCGACTGAGCTTAAGTATGAAGAAGGTGTAATACTTAATGAAATTGAGGCTAAGCATATTTCTATGGAATTTCAAAATCATTATGTACCTAAAGATTTAGATGATGAGTCACTGAATGATGAAGATGAGACTGAAGCAAAAATTTCCATGAAAGTTAAAGAGTACCTTGATTTTGCATTCAAAAATAATAAACTTAATTTCGATTATAAGTTACATGGAAAATTTAATGAGAGTAAATATATTGAACAGTTAGGAGATAAAAATGGTTTAGAACATCTTATTGAAGGTGCTGAGTATTTTGGCTATATATTTTTTGCTAATAATAAAACTTTCCATATTTATACACCTGATAATTTTTATAAAAAATCAGATGAAATATTAGTTTATAAATATAATAATAGTTCGGTTTCGGCTAAAACAATCACAACTGAATTACGCACCTATATTCAAGGATATGGAAAGAAAAAGTCAAAATCCGAAACGAAAAACTATAAACCTATAAAACCTAAAGATTTCTCATACTCTGGAAATTTTAATAAAGAAGGGACTTGGTCTACTGAACATATAGGAGATTCGTTTTATAAGACATTTGATTGTAAGTGGGGGAATGAAACCTTAACTTGGAATCTAAAAAAAGGACCTAAAGGTGGAATTATCGAAGTATTTATTGATGATAAGTCGAAAGGGACTTTTGATTGTTACAGCGCTCATGCTTCGACGCAAAAAGTTATTTTAGCTAAAGGATTATCAAAAGGTAAACATTCTTTTAGAGGCGTTTTTAAATCGAAAAAACCTGGTATTGATTATAAGAAGTCTAATCCAGTCATGTATGTTGGTACGAGTAAAAGTAGTGTTTTAAATCTAACTGCAGTTCTTAAAGGCAAAGATATTTATCATGTATATGCTGAATATAAGTCTCCATATTATAAGCAATATGGTAAATCAGAAGCCCCTACAATATATGATGATAATATTACAAATCAATCAGAGTTAAAGAAGAAATTAAAAGAAACGCTTGATGATATTCCAACAATCGAAGTAGCAACGAATTATTTAGGATTAGAAAGTATTCATGAAAATAATACTATTCGATTTATACACAAACCTATCGGATTTAATACTGATTTAAAAGTTGTCAAACTTACTGAATATCACCCCCTTGTTTCACAGCCTATTGAAGTGGAATTCAGTAATGCTCAGAAAGATATTATAAAAATGCAATCACAGTTCAATCGTAGGTTAAGAAAGGTTAATAATCTTATGAAAAAAGGATTCAAAACTAGTGACTATTCTTTAAATGTGTTAGAGGAATATAACGAAACAGTAGGAAGTGTATTGATTGATGAGTAAAGAAGTATCGATAAGATATCTACAAGATAGAGATGGAGAAGAATATTTTCCAGTCACGCACATAGAGGCAGTCATCGGTTTAGGTGTTTACTTAGATAAAATAGAAATTTTAGAAAAAGAAAATGAAGAACTTAAAGAGAGAATATCTCATCTGGAGAAGGAATAAAAGGAGGTTCATAAAATGTTATTAACTTTAGACTTTCCTATTCAAATAGGACACACATTTAGAACCAAGATGATAAATAATTTTAGAACAATACTTAATTATTATAATGAACTAGATCATCAGCATCGCGCACACACAGAAACTAAGCATCATGCACATCAAGCCATGCAGGTTGATTATAGAAATACAAACGTTTCTGCATTTTTGGATTATCTTAACGGTAATATTAATGGGCTTGTTCTAGGAGCAAATGGAGATGGTATAGCTGAAACAAAACAAGCCAGAGTATCAATAGATGGAACCGTACACCCCTTGTTGCAAGAAAGACTGCTTCATGACTTTTTAGGAATTAACAGAAAATTAGATAAAGAAATACATTCTAATGGTGCAGTGGATTTTATTTGGAATCCTCCATATATACCAGGAAATAGATTGGGAGAAAATGGGACACCAAATAATTGGGAACCAGAAGCCCATATTGAAGCATTTTTAAACCCTTTAGTTGATAATCAATACGTTACAAAAGAAGTTATAGGAGAAGATACATCAGGAAAATATAATGTGTACAAATTTACGTTTGAACCACAAAATTACAATAAAACGTTACTTATTACTTCATGTATACACGGTAATGAAACTACTGGATTTTTTGATATGTGCCATATACTCAACCTATTGGTCAATCAGTGGGAAAAGTACCCTCAATTAACTTACTTAAGAAAAAATGTACGTTTAATTTATGTTCCTATGGTTAACCCGTGGGGATTCG